GTAAACATAATTCATAGCTTGCACCTGAACATATCCATTACCTAAAGAAAGTATAAATACTAATACAAACATTATTCAACAGGATCGTCAGTGGTTACATCTTTGATAATGTCTACACTCTTTTCATATACTACAACTCCTGTATCCCACGATGCCTTAGCTGCAGGTTTAACTACATCATTGTAAGAACCATAGGCTGTTAAAAGAAAAACTACAGGGACTAAGATATTAAATAACAACATGATTAACTCCTTTTATTGTTGTTGTAATAGTAACACAGTATTTAAACTATGTCTAGTAATTATGCTCCTATATCTACCATTTCACAGACATCACCAGTACAAGCCATAGTTTGCATAGCAACTGTATTGTCTTCTTGTTCATACTCACTAAGTTTAGACCAGTCAATACTCTTTGGCATTATTGCTGAAAGTTTTTTGTAGTCATCCTTAGTGCAATCCTGATAGGGTGCTTGCTGATAAGTATGATCAGAGTGTGGCAGAAAAGACACACCACTCATTTCATCAAAGTGTTTATAAACAAATGCACCTACTTCCATCCATTCATCAGAACGAACTGTCACTGTTACAGAGGGTTTATGCTCACACCAGTGTCTTTGATAAGTTAACCATGTCTCCAGTTGCTCAATGGCTGACAAGTCGTTACGAGTTACAGCTTTATTGGGTGACTTCTGTGGGAAGCTAAACACTGTAGTAGTATCAGGCTTCATCACACAAGGTGCATTAGGTATGCGCTGATCCTTCATCATCTGTGTAAGTGGATCTTTGTTGTCACCTCTTACAGTCCTGATATAATGAAGTGCATGTCTAGCATGTATACCAGATGCAGAGTCAACTAGTTGTGATACTGTTCCACTTGGTTTGACGCAGGTAATTGCTGCTGAGTGTGGAATGCCAAGGCGGTCAGCCCAATCAGCGTTAGTATGAACAGCAGTTTCTCGTAAATGTTCAAGGGTCTTCTCCAATCCTTTGTTTGCGGATGTCATAAGAGGGTTATCCATAATACCAGTTAAGCTACAACCTAAGAGTCTTTCTTCTTCTGTGTTTGTTGTCCAGACTTTTCTGAGGTATGGGAACTTTGTGTACGTGCTTTGGATCGTGCCAAGTATTGTGGCGAGTCTGACTTTTCTATCCAAATCATCCACCGTGTCCGTGGCTCGTACCACAACTTCTGTAAGATTGCAGAACTGGTATGGGCGTAAGATAATCTCACTACAAGGATTAGTTCCGAACTCAAAGTTAGGATCACGTCTGCCATACTTAGCAGCTTGTTTCTTAGATGCTTCACGATTGAATACTCCTCTCTCGCCTGATTTACTTTCTACTAAAGATAGCCACTCACGCATGAACGTTTCTGAGTCAGGCTTCTCTGTGTAAGATACACTGTTGTTAGCTAAAGCACGATGCCCTGCATTGTCGTACCACTGTCCTGACTTAGCATAACGCATACGATCATCACTAAGGTTAGACAAACTAATCATAGCACTACGTCTAACACCACCAACTACAACTATCTGCCCAATGAAACACATTAGGTCATGGCACTCTAAGCTAGATAAACTACGTCCTTGTGCATCCTTGAATGTCTTAACTGCAAAGTTGAATAGGTCAATCAAAGGAGCAGGACCAGAGGCTCTACCACCAAATGTTTTAAGTCTTGCACCTGCAGGTCTTACTCTGCTAACATCCCACTTAGGAATCTCACCTGCCCACAAGAGAGCTAACACTTGTCTAAACGCCTTAGCCCACCCCTCCTTGCTGTCCTTTACCACAACGGTAGTATCACTCTCGAACAATTCAGGTACTTCGGGAAGCTTGCTAATGAACTGTCTCTCAACACTGAAGCCGACACCAGTACCACAGAGGAGGATGTACATAGCCTCATCGAAGGACTTTGGGTCATCTACAGGTAGATAGCTACAGTTATATCCTGCAGTATTATCTCTCTCAAGTGCTGCACCTGCAGTCATCATAGCTCTCATGCTAGGCATGATCTCTAAGTTAAGTATAGCAAACATTATTTCATCTTTAGTATCTGCGTCTACTTTATTTCCTACAACGTTTTCTATGTAGCGATCAACTGTCTCAGACCAAGACTCTCTGCCTTTGCCATCAATGTACTTAGCGTAACGTGACTTGTGTATAAAACTTTGGTAGTCTGTTGGTAAGTAGTTATTCATATTTTTTAACCTCTATCTTTCTAATTACTGCACCATCAATATCATAAATAATATCTTGGAATAACTCAGTAACTGCCTCCTCGTGCATGTCTGCTACTATAGGTAGTATTCGTTCTTCCTCGTCTATATCAATTGTTAGTTTAATGTTGAACTTCATCTCTTATCGCCACTGCCTTTAATGGTTCCTCTCTCCATACGACTGTGAAGCTTATCTAAGTTACATCTAGCTATGTATCCCATGTCAAAGTTTAAGTCACGGCACAAAGCTGATATGTACCACAGGCAGTCACCTATTTCTGCAGCTACATCTTCTCTGTCAAACTTCCCATCCCTTAACATCTTCTTTACTTTGTTGGCTACTTCACCTGCTTCACCTGCTAGTCCTAACGCAGGGTAAACTATCTTGTGTTCTTCAGGATAGATAGCAGTCTTTCTTGCTTCTATCTGATAGTCACCGAATGTCATTTCATACATGTCTTTCCATGCATTTATATCTTCTGCTGTTATCATTTATGTAGCTCCTTGTAACGATCCTTTAGCCTGTTGAGATACCAAATAGCTTTGTTAATATCTTCTAAGCCATTCTTGTATTCATGTCTCCACAAATACTTAAGTACGTTAGCAGCGTGTGGCGCTGTAGATCCTGCCATGTTTTCTGTCATTGCTTCTATAGCTTCAATGCATTCTATGCCGCTATGATTGTAGTGTACTGGATTGTTTACTTGATCGTGATTAAAAGTTGTATCACCAGTTAATGTTATTGTAGGTTCCATTCATGCACTCCCTTTTGTTTTTGACCACTTGTTAAGTGTATACACGTTACCGTCTTTAGTTACAACAGGTTTATCTTCTTCATCATCTTCCAAAGTCATTAAATAGTTTCTGTGATCTCTTACTAATTCATATATGTCAGGGTGTTCATTTGCTATATCTAAGAACGCTGACATCATAGTTGCTACATCTACTATCCCATTAATAATAGGTTCAGGTAAGTTGTGCTCAGGTGATATTGCTATTGACACATTTGTATCCCCATCCCAATTACCATCGTCTGTGTAGTCTACTGGACTTATAACTATTGCTATTTCATCATTATCTAAACTATGACCCATCAGCATTTCCTTTTTGTTTTTAATTCTATCTTCTTAACTGTAATCTCTTTACCTTTTTCTTTTAACCAATCTTCAGGTATCACACGATTAGCCCACTGAAACTTATGTTGCTCACACCAATCAAAATATCTAGACTTAGCACCCTTGTACAACTTAGCTTTTGCATTACTAAATACAAACCGTATGTCTAACTCAGGGTGCTGTCTTTGTATCTCACGATGCTTACGTCTATCGTCACTATCAAAGATACCTTTAGTCTCAATGATAATACCATTGTCTAACACGAAGTCTGGTGTGTAGGTGCGGTAGCGTAGATCTTCCCACTCTACTTTCAGTACCTCATACCTGACTTTCTTTTGTGTCTTACGTAAGTACGCATCAACCTCTTTCTCCAGGCCACTGCGCTACCGACCTTTAATGTGCTTCCGCATACTCAGGACTCAACAGTACGTAGTCTACCATTGGTGGTGTCTTTGCTTTAGACATTACAGCAGTACGAGTTTGTAGATTAGGCCAACACTTATGTTTGAATGAACAGAATCCACACTCAGGTCCAAGCTTTAGATTACCAGTAAGCTTACGGAAGTGTGTCTCAGGGATCGCCTCAAAGCAACGCTTAAAAGGTTTATCCTCATTGATGTACTCTACTGTCTCTTCAATCTCTTGCATAACTGTAGGCTCGTCTACGGAGCTTGCATCCACATATTTGAACTCACCGTTAGCCTTGTTGACTACCCACCAACCACCAACATCTAACTCAGCAGCCTTAGCGTATCCAACAAGCTGAGATATATAACCGAAGTTATCACTCTTAGCTAGACTTTCGAGGTTTACAAACTTGTTCTTGTATGACCAAGGTGATGCTGACTTAACATCATCTACCCTACCATCAAGTACCATGTCGTACTCACCTTTTATTTCAGTACCATCTCCTAGTTTTAAAGTTACGTTATCATTGTCCTTGAAGTCTACTTCAGCAGCACGAAGAAGCCCCTTGAACACTGCTTCCACAATGTCTCCTATGATCATGTTAATCAAGAAGTGTGGTGGTAGTGGTGTCTTGTCTTCAGGGTCATTCTTCTCAAACCATAGCTGACAAGTAGGACGCCCAATGTTGGACATCCTTAGTCTAAACTTGTCACGAGGCCCACTGCTGAACTGCTTCTCTAATGCAGCCTCAACATCAGAAGCAACTTGCTTACGAATGTCTTCAGCCATACTTGTCTCACCGTTAACAGCTTTGCCAAGGTATTCAAAGACAGCTAGTTCAGCAGGGTGATTCATTAGTCTGCCTCTTCTACATTAACAAACTCTGCCACTATTGCAGCATCATCATCAGAGATAGTGTCCTTGTTCTTCTCAGCCCACTCATTTAAGATGTATTCGTTTTGAGTAGTTATGTAAGCTAAGAAGTTGTGCAAGATTTCCTGATCAGCAGGTTTTAATTCTACCTTATCACCTGTATCTAAAGTCATAACGGCAAAGCTATTACCTGTATTTGAGTTAACTAAATTAGCACCAAGCTTAAGTGTACACTGTATAGGTAGTATGTTCTTACGCCCTAATGCATTTACTGCAGAGTCCAAAGACTTAATGCTTGAAGGTGGTACTTCAAAAGAGAAAGGTATATTAGTGATTGCATCCACTACATTACCTGCTTCATCAGTGACACCTGTTGCAGATAACTCACCAAAGAGAATCTTCTTACGCTTGATACTACGAATCAGATCCTTAGTCTTTTCAGGTACACTATCCCAATCTTCAATGTAGCCTGATGGTCTACCTAGATTAAATGTACCAACGTTATCTTTAAGGTCACCCTTTAGATCACTAGACATGACTGTCTTCATCATCATCTCTTCTTTGGCATCCCACTTAGACCACTGCTGTCTGATTGCAAAGATACGTACAGTAGGACTAGTTGCGTAGACAACATCATCCTCACCTCTTGTAATCTTGTATGATCCTGATGGTACAACTTCAGTCTTGATAGACTTTCCATTAACATCAATCTCACCCATGATACCAGTGTGCATGAGGTTTACTCTAGGTAAAGCAGCAGTCTTTCTTTCGCCACCACTTTGAGGAGTTACACCTACTGCCTCTGCAAGAGACATACCTAAATCGTTTTGTATAGCTAGTTCTGTATTCATGTTTTACTTACTTCCTTTTAAAGTTAAAGATGGTTAGTTATACCCTAAACGTCAACTGTGTCAAGCCAATTCTTTCCTATTTTAGCTTCTAATAATAAAGGCACATTCATTT